TCAGGCAGCGTCGCTGATCATGCCGCTAGCACGGTCGATTCGACGCGAAAGCGGGTCGCCAGGTCCGAGCTTCTGACTGATCTGGGCGATAGTCACGGTGAAGGCTTCCAGTGAAACGAGATTGTCACTGACCTGATCTACGGATGAATATGTCCACTGTGGCTCCGCCACTTCGATCTGCCTTATGAGTGTTACCCCGTCGGCAGTCAGGATCGTGACTTCGTAGCGCTCGGATGCTTCGCTCATGGGAGTTGCACTTCCAACCCAACTATCAGCATCAATCCGATCTCTCCGGATCCAGCTAAAGCTGACTGCGCCGCTGTTCTGTCGCCTGATGCGCAAATGCACAGGAGATAGGGGTCGCAAACCGCGCCCCGGAACTGCGATGGCGACATCGAGGTTCGACGGGTCAGAAAGACCAGCGCCAGATCGGACAGCCCTGTGGGGCAGGTCCTTCCGCAGTTGGCTCACCTCCACATGCAGGGATGCGATTGCGGAGTCCAACAAGATGAAGCGTGCACCGACCTTGGCGCCTGATATCGCAGAGGCTTCCGTCCCCAGAGCTCCCCGCAGCAAACCTTCGAGACGCCATTTGTTGGCACCAAACAATTCAACGGTCTGGAATTGGAAAACCTCCCAGTTACCATTGCTGGCCTGAACGGCTGCAGCGTTGGCGCCCGCGAAGAGAGCCTCCATTTCGACACTCGACAGATCCCCGCCCAGAAGCTCAATATCCAAGGTTGTCGTGCGGTCAACAACATAGCTGTTGTGGCCAGGAAGCTCGGTGAGCAGTTCTCCCATGACAGCAGGGACATCAATAGACTGGCGATAGGCAAAACCACGGTCGCCATTGCCTGAATAGAGCGCGAAACCGGATTTCCAAGGCTTGGAGTAGACCGCCAGATAGGGCGCATGTGGATAATCTGTCATTCCCGGCAGGATCGGCAGATCCAGACTTTCGAGGACAGGAATAATGATATCTGGAACAACCACTTTGCCGGTTCGAACACGGGGCGTGATCTGCGGAGCGTTCCGGGGTGCGCACAGCGTTGCTGTTACATGACGCAAGCCACCCTCTTCAATCTCATCAATGCGATAGGTGTGGCCTATCTGTCCTTCAGAGAGCGATATCACGTCTCCGGGCTCAATAGCCATGAAGGACGGTGGCAGCGAAAACTGCACGGAATGGCGAGCAAAAGTCTGCGTGCGCAGCCAGTCTTTTGCGACATTTTCCATAATGGGCTGAGAGGAGATTGCTGCAAGAGATAGTGAGCTGTCCTGCCGTGTCCGCGCGGCAGGTTGTTCATAGCGAGCCACCGATTGTCTGTAGTCCAGAAAGATGTCGTTGAACGACATGGTGACGCTGGCAGACATATCCTCCCAGGCGCGGGCCTGCTTTTCGATAAGTGCCTTTTCGGCTTCTTCGGCAAGATCGTCTTCGTCAATGCTCAGGACAGATCGCCTCACCTTGGAAGAGAAGGACAAGGTTCCTCCGCGTACAGTGAAGGCAATCCCGAAGCCTTCACAAAGGCTTTCAAGAGCAGCACGGGCAGACATACGCCGATCAAGAACGAAGCCGTCAATCACCGGTAGCGCGGATCGGATATCAGGAGCATCAAGACCGTAGTCTGACAGAACGTTGCGGATGACACCTTCAATCGGCGCGTTACCCAGACGCCCGGTGAGCCAATGGCCCCGATGCCAACTCTCGCCATCGGACCAGGTATCCAAATCGACAGGAAATGTCGGAAAGGGGCGCGCATCCCAAGCCCAAAGAAACATTCGATCCGGATCCACCATGGGCCCGCCATATTCTGACGAAACCGGATTGGAGGTGCCGACCTCATCCGCCCAATAACCAAGAATGGCGTCAATCAGAGCTCTTTGTGCACTATCGTCCCGAGCCCCCGAAGAATAATAGGGCAATCCGCTTTCGGCGGATTTGGGATCGGGAAATCGATTGGGCTGATTTGGGCCAAGATGGACGGCGGGGCAACCCAATTCTGTAAACCAGATGGGTTTGGATTGCGGTATCCATTCGGTAGGCACGTCCTGCTCGAAACCGCCGTCCCGATCATAATGCTCGTTGGACCACCAATTTCGGATATCCTTGTAACGGAAGACCCATGGCTTGCCCGCTGAGCCGTCCGTGATCTCTGTGCGGTTTTGCTGCGCCCGGTCCTCTTGGTTGGCATAATACCAATCATATCCTTCCCCGCCAGCGATATTGCCTTTCAGATAGTCCAGCTCAAGCCCTGTGTCACTCAGCTCCTGATCGAGCTGGCTGCCCGTCGCTCGCCAGTCCGACAGGGGCATGTAATTGTCGATACCAACAGCATCAATGTTTTCGTCTGCCCACAAAGGGTCCAGATGATAACGGACAAATCCGCTCTCATTGCTTGGCTGGTGACCAAAGTATTCTGTCCAATCCGCTCCATAGGTTAGCTTGCAATCTGGCCCGACTATTGCGCGCACGTCGCTTGCGAGGGTCTTCAAATGGCCAACAAACGGATAAGCGCCCGTCTCATCGCGCACAGTTGTCAGTCCTACGAGTTCGGAACCGATCAGGAAAGCATCGACACCTCCGGCGGATTTCGCAAGGTTTGCGTAGTGACGAATGAAATCACGGTAGTTCCACGCAGTGCCCGAGTAGAAATCTGATATCTGAGCTGCAGCACTGGCGGTCAGATCAGCTGTCTCCGGCTGCCCTGTTGCCGGATCGCACGTGATATGCCCACGCCAGGGATAGGGTGACTGTTCCAAATTTCCGTAGGGATCCGGCAGACCATTGTTGTCAGGAATATCCATCATCACAAACGGATAAAGGACAACCTCAAGCCCCTTGGCCTTGATGGCTGCAATGGCATTCTTGACAGAATTGTCCGAAGGCGTGCCACCATACGCTGGCCGACCATCTATGAGGCTGAGCAGCTTGGCTTGAGATCGATCAAGTCCGGCCACCGACCAGCTTCCGCCTTTCGTGGGCTTTGAAGAAGCGTCCACACAGGGACGGATGCCGCACTCACCTGCCCTGAGATCGCTACCAAACCAACTAACCACCAATGCAACGCGTTCGAGGTTGGGGCACAGCGCCGTGAGATGATCAAGAGAGGCAATAAAATCCGTGTCGCCCTCGAAAGTATGTCGGTTCTCGGTCAACCATTGTCCTTCGGAACCTTCACGCGACACTTCCTCAGTATCATAGCCAAATTCTGTGGCGCCGGGGATCATGACCATAGACTTGATGTTTGCCTCGGTCTCTCCGACACTTCGGATGACCTCAAAACTGAGCTGAGGAATGCGATTGCCAAAAGCGTCAAGGGGAAGCTCTTCAAACACAACATAGGCAAGACCGCGATAAGCCGGGCTGTTTTCCGAGCCTTCCTTCGCCTCGATCAGACTGTCAGGCAGTTGCTCTTCGGTGCCGAGATAGACGCGGTAGGCCACATCCCTGAGATCCAACTCTTTGCCGTTCGCCCAAATGCGCCCCACATGCGCGATCCGGCCTTCACACAGGCCGACCGCAAAATTGGCATAGTAACTGTATGTGGTGGTTGTCGCCTTGCTGCTGCTACTCCCTTTCGAGGCACCCGTCTTCTGCTCGCGTACAGTCACCCTTTCGACATAGTCAGTGGCCCAGATAAGTTCACCTGTCAGCCTTGTGCGGCCATAAATACGCGCAATCGGGCTACCCTCGGTGGACGTCTGAACCTTCAAGTCCGACAGACGGGGACCCTTGACCGAGCGACTTTCACCGAACAGCGATTGATCGATGGAGTAGCCTACTCCGGCTCCCAAAGCCCCACCGATCAGTGCGCCAAAGGGACCAAAGAGTGCGCCACCGATTAGGCTGCCCGCAGATTTGAGGACAAGTGTGGTCATGATAGAGATCCTGAAGTCACCGGATGATCAAAGACCATCGGAGGGGAATGAAAAGACAAAGGCAATATGGCGCAGCCACCACGAATTGAGCGAAGCGAGCACAACGGAACCGCCATGCTGGGCATGAAGGAACTGCGTCGGGTTGATCAATATGCCCGCGTGTTTGGCTGGAAAGCCGCGCTTGTATCGGAACAGCAGAACATCACCGGGCGTTCTTGCTGCAATCGGCACCGGAATGAGATAGCGGTGCGCCGCTTCGGCTAATGTTTCCCTGCCGCCCGCTTCGGCCCAATCAGGGCTGTAGGGTGGTGGTGTCTCGGGCTCGAGCCAGAAGGCGCGGTAGACACCCCGGATCAAACCGAGACAATCGCACCCGGCGCCTTTGCAACTGGCCTGATGCGTGTAAGGCGTTCCCGTCCAACTCAAGGCTTCATCGATGACGCGCTGGCGCAAGACCGTATCGGCTCGCCCTAGCCCCTGTTTATTATAGCAAACCAAGGCTCTCACCATTGCTAGAACTCCGCTGCTCGGGGTAGCTGATGATGAAATCGTTGCCCGGCATGTGCGGAAAGCCGCGAAAATTGTTTTGATTGGCAAAACACTCGCGACAGGTCCGGAAGGTCTTGTCACACCCCACAGTGACGCGAACCATATCTCCGACTTTGGCACCCGAATGGATGGGCAGCCAAAGCTCGAGATTGTCAGCATTACCCTCCGCCGAATGACCAAGGACATCGAATGACATGCCTTCAGCATCGCCGGATTTGATGTGCAGCGATCCTCTGGCAAAACTCATGTTTGGCATACCCGACACATCAACCGAAACAAGCGTTGGCGAAGACATGGCAGCAATCGTCCCCGTAAACCCATGGCTTGCAGCGGAAAGATCGACCCCGCACCGCGCATCCCCGAGTGTCGCGTCACATGTGTATTGATAAACCCGGCCCCTCTCCTGTTCGAGTGCGACAGACAATGATCGAATTTCAACCTGAAAGGATTGTCTGTCCCGCTTGATCTCGCCAAGATAGCCTTCGCGCAGCAATACCGTTTGCGTGGCATCGGTCCAGTTGACCCGCCAGGTTTCGATCCTGGCACCGTCATAGCGCCCACTGATCAGATCTGTTTCCGTGATGCGATCAGACGACAGGACCCCGGTCACCTCCTGATCATCGCTTGCAAAACTCGCACTTTGGCGGATTTCAGTGCCATTGAAGCCAGATGCAGGTTCACACGTCACGCCATTCAGCTCGATCGGCATGTCATGATCCGTAAAGCCCAAAGCCACGCCATCACCGCGACGCAGAATCCAGCAGAAAGCAAGGGTTGCAACACCGCTTGCCAGATGATTTTGAAGGGAAGGGTTAAGGTCTTTCACAAGCGTATCTCCACCAAGGGTATTGAGGGAATGTCGCCAGCATCAAAACCGCTGATCGAGAATTCCAGCTTGTCAGTGTCAAACCGGACAGGCACGTCGAACATGAAGCCAGCGGTGATGGAAACACCGGTTTCGGGAGCCATCATCAAACTGATGACGCCCTGCGTGGTATCGATGGAAAAGTCATGCGTTTCGATGCCCGCAAGCGCCAAACGAACGGTTCCTTGAACCGGCTTGGCAATCAACCGCGCATAAGGAGCAAAAAGTCCGCCGTAAGTCTTTTTCAGCTGAAAGGTTTGCGTCTCGCCGTCACCAACCGCAATGACCTGATCAAGGGGCGAAATGATAGATCCGGTCGCACAGGAAGAATGGTCGAAGGGATCGCGGAAGCGAAAGCCATTTAATCGACCCCGTCGCTCTTCGAAGAAGGACAGCACCGATTGCAAATCAGTGAAGGACCTTACCCCGGTTCCAGCATCATAGCTCCGCCTTGGGTTTTGCCAGCGGGCGTTGCGTTCCTCATAGCCTGATGACAACGTCGCTATGTCGGTGCGGCGTTCAGGCCCACCTGATGCACCGAAACCGACATCAAGCGGAAAAAGTGTTTCGTGAAATCCGTTCATGGGCATAGCTCTGGAATGAGTTTAAGGGGAGCGTACGGTTTGACGTTGATCAAAGAGAGGGCACACGGTGCATGGGATAGTGTCCGCGCTGTGCAGAGTGTCGTGTCTATGAGGCTACCGGGAGCTGACCGGGCATGACCTGTCGAGTTTTCTCCCTGCCAGCTTGTTGGTGACCGGGAACCTCCTCGTCAACTGCCAACCTTATAGCCCGCGTCGTCCCCGTCCGACGGCGCGGGCGAGTTTGGTTGCGATTTGATTTTCCGATTTTGCGAAGGAGGCCGCGTCCGGTGTTGTGACGTTCATCACAATCGAAACGGGCCTTGCGCCATTGCCACTCGTGGCTACACCAAGCCGGCCGTCCGATCCTCGCTGCAACGGCATGATCGCCTCGGGCCCGGCCTCTCCCATCATGCCCAGTCCGGACTGCATGGGAAACAACGTCGTTCCTGCGACTACACCTCCATTGGCGAAGGGAAAAATACTCCCAAAAAGAGAGGATGAGCCCGAAGCCGACAACCCCAGTGCGGAGAAGAGACCTGATACAACGTTGGAAACGGAACCGGAAACCAGATCCTTTAGCGGAGAGATGCCGGCTGAAAAAGCACTTCTTGATATATCAAGCGCGAGATTTTTGAATACCGTCTCCAGATCAGCACTCCCCATCAAGGCCTTTTGCATGGCGCGGGAAACCTTATCGCCAAGCATATCGGCTTCTTTTTGAGCGGCTGACATATCTTTCGCGAAGGCTGTGATATCGGCTTCAATCTGCACAACGGCAGTTTCGACGACTTCATCTGTCATGTGTGCTCCTCATATCAGGAAAGCGGGCCGCCAGGGCATCCAGCTCGTTTCGACTTGGTGTCTTCGATGCGCTGAGGGATGTTGCTGTTGCCATAAGCACTTCCCTTGGTGTCATTTGCCAGACATGGTATGGCGGCCAGCCAAACTGGCGCATGGCGACGGTAAGGACGAGTTCCCAAGGAAAATTGCTGGCTTTGATGGCCGATCCGGCTGTGTCAGACCGGCCTAGGCGGGGTTTGCGTTGCTCGCCTCCCCGTTTGATCCGAGAGCTGTATCAATGGAATGCGGTGGGTGCTCGTTGCCTGACGCGGGATCAAAGGCCAGACGCAAGACATCGACCAGCGCCTTTGTCAGGGCCGCAGCCCCTCCTTCGCAGCGCATGCGTGCAGCCTGTTGGTCCGTGATGTTTGTGCCGCCAGCTCTTAAGGCGGCTCCCAGAATCTTGACCAGATCGGCGCTGCGGACTTTGCCGGCAGAGAAACGGTCGGCCAGTTCGCCAATATTGGCAAGGCCCATGCTGTCTTCCAGCTCGGCCAGAGCACCAAGAGTGAGGCAGAGGATAAGGGGGCTACCATCAAGGATGAGCGTTACTTCGCCCCGACGTCGGTTCGCCATGTTCATTGCCTTTCGGATTGGTTGAGATCAGCTCGAGGCTGGAACAAAGGCCAGCGCACCTGCAGATTCCATGGCCAACTCGAACGTGACCTCGGCGTCGTGATTGCCCGAATATTCCAGAGCCGTGATCTGGAAAGGGCCGATGAGCTCACCGAAATCCGGAACGATAATCTGCCAACTGACAATTTTGCCGTCGAAGAACAGCGAACGGATACGCTCATCGCTTTCTTCATCCTTGAACAGCCCGCTACCTGACAGGCTGGCACGGCGCATGCCTGCCCCTTCCAGCAACTCCCGCCAACGTCCTGCAGACTCGGCGTGGCTGATATCGACGCTTTCGGCATTGAATGAAATGGAGCGGGCCCGCAATCCCGCAACGGTGACGTAGGCATCATCACTTTGATTGCGAACCTTGAGCAAAAGGTCCTTGCCCTTCTGAGCTGTCATGAATGCATCTCCTTGAAGTGAGACGAATGTCTCGATGTTGAAGTCAGGATGGAAGGTCTTCGGTTACCGCACGCAACTGGAGAATGCCCTGCGACAACCGATTTTTGCGATCAGCACGAATGTCAAAGCGCTCAATCATCAGGAGAACCAGATGATGATCCGCCAGCGACAGGGCCGGGTCATCAAGAATCACGCGCAAGCGGGCGAGTATGTCCTGCAGCAGCTTGCGATCTCTGGACCCGGCCCATACGGTTATGAGGATGCGATGCTCTTCTCCACGCTCTGTGCCTGTACTTCGGTCCCGCGAGTAGCTGGTTGCAAGTGTCAGGTAGGGATAGGCACTATCGCGACGTGGTTCGTCATAGAGCCTGAGACCGCCCAGCAAGGACGAGAGCGTGCTGTCCGCTTTCAAAATCGCAAAGAGCGCCTGTTCTAGACTTCGAGCTGCCAAAATCATCTTTCTTGCCTTTGTTTTTGAGCCAGCGACTGGATGAGACGGCTCACCAGAAGATCGGGCGCTTCGTTTCGGCTGCCAAAATGGCGTTCGAGGAGGCGCTTGGCTGACAGAAGCAACCTCTGGCCACGACCGTCGCCACGTTCGGGATCAACGAGAACGGAGAGAGCTTCACCTTGCTCTCGCGCTTCATTCTCGAGAGCGGCGGCAAGGGAGGAAGCCTTTTGCGCAACAATGCGATCAACCAGTCGCTTGCTATTCATGGCCCAAAGCACTCCGAGCCTTTACAACGAGCCAATGCTTGCATCCGTCCGGGTCATGAAGCGTAAGCAGGTCGAACATCTGCCCCTCAAACATCAGCCTCGTTGCGTCGCCGAGATCGTCGCCATAGCGCACAACAAAGCTGATCTCGCGGCTTGTTGAACGCTGATCGGCCTCGGCTCTTTCGCTTGCGGCGACTTCGATCAGTCCAGCCCAGACTTCTGCAATATCTTGATATCCGCTCTCCCGGTCCCAAGGTGCATCGCTTGGAAAAACCGGTTTTGAAAAAGCGATCCGGTGTTTTAGTCCGGCCGGATCGAAAATGAGGCGCTCAATGGGAATGCTAGCCATCATCATCTCCTATAAACGCACCGACTTGTAGGGGCCTATGAGTGGCTGCAGCGCCGCCGCAAGAGACGGCAACCGGCTCGGATCGGCAATCAATCGGCGTTCATACCATTCGGCCACGACCAGTTTCATCGCATGGCGCAGAGGAGATGGCACATCTTCTGCCGTCGGTCCGAAGCCAACCTCAAGATCCAGTTGCAGGCGCTGCCCGGTTGTGAGCAGAAGACCATTGAGGTTGGACAGTGTTGCCGGACAATCGCGTTGGTAGATCGCGAAGCTTTGGCTGCCCAGTCCGATGAGATCACCAGTGTCATTGAGAATTGCTGCTTCAAGGATTGATGAGACCGGCTGAACAGGCAGGATTATGCGGTCCGGAAGCGGCCCTTCCAGCAGCAGGCGCCAGCTCTGGGTGATGAAGCGCTGGCCCGTCAGATGCTCGAGATGTACACGGGCAGCACTCACAAATGCCCGAAGAAGATCGTCATCGTGATCCTGTTCGATTTTCATGAAGGCCTTCGTTTCGGCGAGGCTGACCGGCTCCACCAATGGTGGAGAGAGGAGACTGAGGCTCATGGATCGTGCCCTTCAACAAAGCTGGAGACGAAAAGAATGACGCCCTCACCGGCGGGAGGCACTCCGGAAAGGGCGTCAAGGTAGGGTGGGCCCGATGGCCCGCCCTCTGGGGAGGTCAGGATCAGGCTGCGAACTGCAACAGCTTGATCGCGTCAAAGTCCTGGATGCCGCCACCGACACGTTTGGTGGTGTAGAAGAGGACATAAGGCTTGGCAGAGTAAGGATCACGCAGGATGCGCAGCCCGAGGCGGTCGACGATCAGATAGCCACGTTTGAAATCGCCGAACGCGATGGCGTAGGCATCAGCTTCCATATCCGGCATATCCTCGGCTTCGGTGATGGCAAAGTTCATCAGGGAAGCCTTGGCACCAACAGACGCTGGAGGCAGCCACAGATAGTTGCCGTCACTGTCCTTGAGCTTACGGACGGCCGCTTGCGTGCTGCGGTTCATGACGAACTGGGCATTCTGGCGATAGCCCGCCTTGAGGGTATAGATAAGATCGACAAGGTGATCACCCGGATCACTTGCAGCAAACGCACCGGCCACACCAGTGGAGATGGAGCCCAGCTTGCCCCAGGTCCAGCTGTCTTCGACAACCTTGGTGGCCGACATGAAACCGGTGGGCTTGTTGATCCCGTCACCGGTGACGAATGCAGTGCCTTCCTGCTGGGCAAAGGCGGTTTCGACTTCTGCCGCGATCCATTCATCAATATTGACAGCGGCATCATCGAGAAGGCTCGGCGTTGCTGCTGGCATCGCATAGAGTTCCATCGTCGGGAAGCTCAGCTCTGCGAGGGTCGAGGCATCGGTCTGCGGCCGAGACGCCGTCTCACCGACCCAACCGACAGCAGGCCCCGCGATGGAGAAGGGTTTCTTGAGAACCGAACCGGATACTTCGCGAACATCCGCGATGGCTCGGATGGGCGAGACAGCGGCGAGGCGTTTGCCGACCTCGGCTTCAACCTGTTCGGGGACGAGATAGCCGCCATCTGGATCGGAACTGATCGACATGGCCTTGGCTTCGAGCTGCCGAAGATCCGCGTCCGAGCCGTTGCGGATGTAGCGATCAAACGCAGCCTTATGTTCGACGGCATTGACCGAAAGCCCTGCCCCACCGAAGGTTGCGGCAAGGTTCGGGCGGCGAGCCTTCAGGATAAGATTGTCGAGAGCCGCCTGCTGATCGTCGAGTGCTTTCGAAATGCGGTCAACCTTGTGGTCGGTCAGAACATCTGCAGACCGTTTCTCGATCTGGTTCAGCCGTTCGTCATTGGCATCCTTAAAGGCCTCGAACGAGTGCAGGAAGTCTTCGAACGCCCCGCTGATATCAGGGTCGCTGATTGATTTCGTCTCGGGAGACGACGGGAAATGATTGGTCATGAGTGTTGCCTCATTCTCTGAAATGGTCAGAATTGTGATGGGTGTCAGGCCAGCTTGCGGGTCGCATGACGCACCATCAGCGTCATGCGGTGCAGATTGGCCAGAGTGGATTGCGGCGTAAAACGGGCAGCGTCCTGCTTGCCATTAAGGCCGGCGTACCCTTCGGCCAACAGGCCTCGGGCTTGGGATCGCGTCAGCCCAGCGTCCTGCATGAGCTTGCGTTCCAATTCGCGTTTGCTGAAGGTAAAAGCGGCGTGATGCGCTGCTCGATCATCAGTTTTAATTGAGGAGATGCGGGCATCGGGCTGCATGGGAAATGTCACGATGGAGATTTCCCAAAGATCAAGCTCGCTCAAATGGCGCACGCCAGCCTTCTTGTCGGTGCGCCCTCGAATGGTGCGGAACCCGATGGACAGACCATCCAGGATCCCAGCCTTCATCATGCTGTGGACCTCGCGCGCCTTGGCGACATCAAGCGCCAACTGCCCGCGGACAAAAAGCCCGGTAGCATCCTCTCGAATGGCCAACCACTGTCCAACCGGCTGTGCAGGATCATGCTGATAGAGCAGCTTCACGCCCTTGGCACCGCGACGTTCAAGGCTTTTGGCAAAAGCCCCCTTTCGGATGATGTCGCGGCCAAGATCCTCCTTGCCAAAGAGACATGCGTATCCCTCGAACAGGCCATCCTCGCCAATCGAGCTGAGTTCTGCAGGCACAGCCTTCTTCTCTCGCAGCACAGACATGGTGCGGGTCATGAAACATTCCTTTTCATTCGAAGCTTGGGGATGAATTCGTTCAGTTGATCAGCCGGCAGCGGCACTCATTTGATCTGCGCTTCCAGACAGCAGGCAAAGCGGGCGAAAACCTCCTTGTGACACTGCGGACCATATTCATTGTGACGCATGGATTTCCGCTTTGACCGGGCCGATGCGCCGTCACTCTTCGAGCATTCCAGTGAGAAGGGCGATCTGTTCGACAAAGTCCTGGAAACGCTGGTTGGACGCAGCCAGTTCGCGCAGACACCAGACGAGGAGCGCACTGGTTGTACTTGCCCAGAGAAAAAGGGCAACATGCGCCAGATCCCCTTTGGTGGCAAAGATTTGCAAAGCTTCTGCCACATCAGTTCCCCCCCTCCTCAGCAGTGAGATCGAGCTCATCCCCGGTGCGCGGCGCATAGCCCACGGCCATGCGCTTTTCGTCTTCACTGAGGAAAGCCGCATCCCCTACCCGTCGCCAAAGAGCTTCCCGTTCTCCGGCCAGAGCCGAGATCTGGTCCAGATCGATCCTGAGTTCAAAAGGTGTGTCATAGGCAGGAGATAACCATCGAGACAAACTCTGCAGGCATCGAGATGCAAGGGGCAGAACGGTTTGCCGCCAAAAGGCGCGGTTGGCTTCGGCATAGTTGGCATAGGTGTTGTCACCGGGAATCCCCAGCAGCATGGGAGGCACGCCAAAAGCCAGCGCAATCTCTCGGGCGGCACTGTTCTTGGCATCGATGAAATCCATATCTCGCGGCGACATGCTCATGCTTTTCCAATCAAGTCCGCCTTCAAGAAGGAGAGGACGACCGGCATTCATCGCACCTTGATAGCCTTCTTCGAGTTCTTTCCTGAGGCGCTCGAACTGTTCATCGGTCAGGTTTCCCGCTTCGGCTGCGGCATAGACCAAAGCGCCTGATGGACGGGCCGAATTATCCAACAGGGCCTTGTTCCAGCTCGCCGCAGCATTGTGAACATCAAGGCTCGTCTGGGCGGCTTCCAGTGGGCTGAGGCCATAATGGTCATCCTGCGGATTGAAAAGGGTAAGATGCAGGATGGGTGGGATCGTGCTGTCGGGTTCGGTCTGGCGGAACCGGATGGATCTGCCTCCAACCGAATAGTCATAGGCGTCCGGCCAGCCATCCGGGCCAGGCACGACCTTCATGCGGTCTGGCCTGAGGCTGTGAAGCTCCAAGAGGTCCTGACTGCCAAACACCGCTTCGGCATAGGCGTTGCCGGACACAAGCAGGTGGCCGACGATCTCCTCCAGCCAATCCGCTCCGCCCTGTTTGGGATTGGGTCGCGCCATCAGGTGCAAAGCAGGATGATCAGTAAAGCGTTCCTCACCAATCTGGCAAAGAATCGGCACAGAGGCGGTCGCTTCAGAAATCATGCGGATGGAACGATAGACAATCGGATTGCGCGCGTAACCTTCTCTTGCGAGAGTGCCATAATCGCGCGGCGTCCACATCGGGCGGCCTGTGCGATGAAACGCCAGCAAAGCCCCTGTTCTGGAGCTCTTCGCTTCCAGCTTTGTTTCCGGCTGATTTATAGCCGTTGGATCATTGGATCTGCGGGGCCATAGCGGTCCCTTCAAGGTCCAGCCAAGCATGCGCATTTTCCTTCTTTTCAAGAGAGCTTATGAGAGCGAGCGAACCTTGGGTTCTGACTGTTCGCCCAGACACAGATGGGTTACCGCCCAGACCATTGCATCGAGCCGATCCGGGCTTTTTCCCGATGTGAGGCCGCTGAGGCCGAAGTCACACATTTCATCTTCCAGCTCGGCAAGATTGCCGACATGGTGCACTCTGCCCTGCTCGTAGAGTGCCGAAACCGGTTCAGCTCGCAGGTATTTGCCGCGATTGGCACGCACCGGATGAACGGCGACGGACGCATCGATTCCCGCAAGGATCGTCGTGACCATTTCACCACCCTGATTGACCTCAGCAATGACGCTGTTGGCCGCAAGACGGTGATAAAGCCCAATGGCCTTTGTGGCCCACCCGGTTGGGCTGACCTCCGAGAGACTGCTGTCCCTAAGGATGTAGCAGGTGCCCTCAGAGGTGATGCCAGCCGCGATGATGCCGCAGGCGTCCGCTCCCTTGGTGGATGTCGCAGGCGGATCGATGGCGACAACAATGCGGGCAAGCCCTTCGGGAGCTTCGTCCACCCGCAGTCGGTCGAGTTGATCCCGTTGCCACAAGGCATCAGCGCGATCCTCGATCAATTCCCCGTTCAGCTCCTGACGACCCAACCGAGAGCCTTCGTAGCGGCGCACGATGGTTTCGAGAAATCCCGGTGCCAGATTGGCTACATTGGCGCGGGTTTCCGCATGGGTTGTCACCGTTTTCGGGTCCTTGAGCAGCCGCTTGATGAGTGGGGTTGGCCTTGGTGTCGTGGTTGCGATCTGGCGCGGCCGGGAACCGAGCCTCAGCCCGAATTGCAGCATGTCCCACGTCGCATCGGCGCGTTTCCATTTCGCCACCTCATCACCCCATGCCGCATCGAACTGTGGTCCCCGAAGGCTTTCGGGGTCTTCGGCGGAGAAGATCTGAGCAATCGCGCCATTGGGCCATTCAAGCCGTCTGCGGGTTGGCAGCCAAGTCGGTCGTTCATGCCGCGCGTGGATTGATAGAAGACCCGAGACGCCTTCTACCATTACTTCCCTAGCATCATTGAGGGTCTCACCGATCAGAGCGATCCGCCCGTAGGCATGATCCGTGAATGGAGCCCGCCCTTGAACCAGCGCCTTGATCCATTCAGCACCGGTGCGGGTTTTGCCCGCGCCCCTGCCCCCCATAACGAGCCAAGTGATCCAGTCTCCGGGCGGCGGCAATTGGTCGGGACGAGCCCAGATCTCCCAATCGCTGAAGAGTGCCGCCAATTCTGTTCCGCTAAGACTCGACAGCAATTGTGTTTTTTGTTGCCTGTTGCAAGCGGTCAATGCGCTGCGCAAGATCCTGGCGGAGGGCGTCAAGATCGGTTGCGTCACTGGCTGCTCCATCTGCAGGCTCCGTCTTTGCGGTTGTTTTGGATTTGCCGTTGGTCCCTTTGTCTTCTCTGGGCTGCAGCGCGAGAATTTTCTCAAGCGTCCGTGCGATCGTCCCGAGCATACGGGCTTCCTTCTCATCGAACGCTGCTTCACCGCTCACAAACTGCCCTTCGAGGTGTCGGATCTGACGATCGGTTGCCTGATAGAGGCGCTGGACCAGAGACTGATGCTCTGAAGAACCGGATGTTTGCGCCGGATCTTCATCAGTTTTCGGTTTGTCCCCGTTGGTTGTCGTTTCGTCCGCCTCGGTCCAACGCTTCCGCATATGGCGCAGCTTGGTGATCGATATGCCGTGCTGTCGAGCAATCGCTGCAAAGCTTGGTCGGTCAGCCTGATTGCATTGGCACCGAATGGCTTCCCAATCGGTGCCTAAAGGCTTGTCTTTTTTCAT